GAGGATGGTTTAGTTCTTTTTCCAGATTCCACTTGTGGGGAGGCGCGTAAGTTACTAAGCCTCATAAGTTCGTTTACCGAGCATTTGGATGATATGTCAACCAAACAAAAGAAACCTAGTGCTGCCGAGCGTGCAGCGCAGAGCGCGCGAGATAAGGCTCTTAATCGGGCCAAGGCTCCGCAAAAGACCCCCAAAGGGGGCAACGGTAAAAATTCTGGAGCACCGTCTGGTGCACCGGGTGTCAACCGAGTACATCCACAGGGAGATTCTAGCATGGTGGTTGGTTCGGATGGTGTCGGCTATGAGGAGAAATTCTCAATGCAGGAGGTGCCATTTGTCCATCCCCGGCATGGACCAGGTGTGCGGCTGCGTGGACGTGAGATGATCCAGTTTGTTAAGCTGGTCGCTACTGCTCCCACAGGTACTACGCTTGTTAACTGGGATGTATCACCCTCGAATCTTCTTGGAACGAGGGCGGCTGCCCTTGCTGCGTTGTACGAGAAGTACCGCTTCAAGGTCATGCAGTTTGAGTGGAATCCTGAGTGTGGCAGTAGCTTCACTGGGAAGGTTCTACTTGCCTATGATCCAGATTGTCTTGACGCAACCCCTCCTGCCTCCTTTGGCGGTGTGAAGGCAGCGTCGTCTTTTGCTGGGTCGAAGGATTCGACTGTGTGGAAACCCTGTGCTATCAGGTTCGTTGAGAAGGAGGATCAACTCTACTTTACGAACGAGGTGCCGAATACGGATGCACGACTCATTTATCAGGGACAATTTTACCTGATGAATGGAGGTGTCACTGATCTGACTCCTCTTACTGGTGTTGGCACTGTTAGTCTTGCATTCGAGCTTGAATTCTACAAGCCTGCGTTGGAGCAAATTGGTGCTTCGACTGATGTGGCATTTACCATTCCTGGTTCTACTCTTCGTAGTGCCTATAATGGTAGTAAGGCCATGTTTAATTCATTCCGTGGTGCCACTGGCACTCCGGCTGTGAAGCAGGTTGGTGGGATACAGCAGTTGATTGATGCGCTTGGAAACACGTTTTATCGCGTGCCTCCAGGGCAGTATAGAGTGAATCTTACTGCTCAAGAAGTTGGGTTGGCTGTTAACCCTGCACTTGATGCGTCCATTGCTGCACCAACTTTGGCGTTGGCAACGCCTTTGAACGCGCCGGCTGGGGCAACTGCTCCTACGGCCGTTCCGTTGTCTACGCCAATCGCTCTTTTTCCTGCATCCACGACGACTGGGACAGGATCACTCACAGTGGTCGGTGCGTCCGATTACTCCGTATATGCGCCCTCAGGGGCTGATTTATGGGGTACGTTGGGCACATTGGTTAACTGGGGTGACCTTGGTACCAATGCCGTTGTAGGTTGGGAGATTGATCGGATGTTTGGTAGTCAAGCTATTACCGTTTGATGATGATAAACTTTAATGAGAATCACATCATTTGATCTTAGAAATAATT